CAACGAAGGTCAGGTCGTTAAGTTTAAAAGATATTTGCCCGTATGGGTATGAAGGCTGACCACTTCATACTTGTGCGGGTTTTTTTATGCAATGAAAAATACATACTACAAGATTGAATGGACATTTAAAGAAAACCATTTTATTGAAATCAGCGTGTACGATGACTACGGATTCCGTACAATGTATGACTTCAACATCATTACAGATTACCAGGTAACAAACGATTACACCATCATTGACCATCTTAAAACAAAGCAATGGTATTCAGCTATTGGAGTTGACAAGATGCTTCAGCAAGTTAAACAAACAAGAAAATTATTAGGCTATGAGTAAAGACCCTGCCGTACTATTTTACACTTCAGACTTCCTTACTGGAACGATGACGATGACAAATGAACAAGTTGGGATGTATATAAGGTTGCTTTGTTTACAACATCAAAAATATGTACTAACTGAAAAAGATATGATGAGCATATGTAAATCATATGATGATGATATCTTCAGTAAGTTTGAACAAGATGAAGAAGGTTACTACAATAAACGTATGCGAGATGAGTTTGATAAGCGTAAGTCATATAGTGAAAGTAGAAGGAATAATCGTAAAGGTAAGACTAAAAAACATATGAAAAACATATCAAAAACATATGATAAACATATGGAAAATGAAAATGAAAATGAAGATATAAATATAAATGAAACTATATTTATCGAATTTTGGAATTTGTATAATAAAAAGGTTAACAAAGAATCTGCATTTAAAGCATTCAAAAAAGTCAAGCAAAAAGATTACGAGCATATCAGAAAAAATATACCTTTGTTTATTAAACAATTTACTGATAAGCAATTTCAACCACACTTTTCAACTTACCTAAATGGTAAGAGATGGGAAGATGAGATTGGTAAAGAGAATAAATTTGAGTATAAAAATTTAGCAAACTTAAATGATGATTGAACAGAACTTATTATCAGCAATACTATCAAGTGACTACGCCAAGACGTTTCTACCTAAACTAAATCCTGATTGGTTTACTGGATGGCACAAAGGTTTAGTTAGAACGATGCAAGATATGTATCAACACAATGAACCTATTGCACTACATACCGTTTATCAACACCATAAAGATAGAGCAAAGGACATAGGGTTTTTAATTAATGCATACGTTACCGATAAGACTATAAACAATGACATTCTTTCGCTTGAGATTGATTACAAGCATAAGCAACTTTTAAATCAGCTCGGACAAATCGGAACTGATTGGGACTTATCCAAAATTCAAAACTTTTTAGAACAGATTAACCACGACTCAAGGATTACACTTTCAAATGAGGTGCAGTCAATTAGTGAGGTGATGGGAAAGAAGATTGATGAGATTGAGGAAAGGATGAAGTCAGGCAACAAAATGAAGGGCTTACAAACTGGTTGGAGAACGCTTGATAAGTATCTTGGTGGATGGAATAAAGGCAACCTTGTTGTAGTAGGTGGTAGACCAGGAATGGGTAAGAGTGCATTGGGATTAAACATTTGTCGTGATGGTATGCAGTTTAACAAGTATCTGTTTGTTTCAGTTGAGATGAGTGCAGATGAGTTAGCAGAAAGGATGTTAGCCGATATGACCAACATTGAAAATAGCAAGATAAGAAATGCCAATGTAAACGAGATTGATTTAAGGAGAATGGTTGACTCTTTAAACGATGCAGACTTTGACATCATTGATACAAAGGATAACAACATCTACAACATTATTTCCTTGATTAAGATACACCGTGCGAAGTTTGGTTTAGACGTTGTTGTCATAGACTACCTTCAAAAGTTAAACGCTGGTGGTAAAGATGCAAGGTCAAACGTAAGCAACGCAAGTACTGCATTAAAAAACCTTGCGAGAGAATTAGGTATAACGGTTATCGCATTAGCACAATTGAATAGGGATGGCAAAAACGCGAGACCAGAACTAACTGAGTTGAAGGAAAGCGGACAGATAGAGCAAGACGCAGACTGTGTACTATTTCCTTTTAGACCAAGTTACTATGAGGACATTAAACCAGAGGTTGAAGATGCCGTTGTCATCATTGCAAAGAATAGACACGGTAGATTATGTGACATCCCTTGCACTTTTGAGGGTAAATTTACAAGATATAGAGAAGCATTATGAATATAACAAACGAGGACAATATGGAACTTATGTCAAGGTATCCTGATAACTACTTTGAACTTGCTATTGTGGACCCACCTTATGGGATTAATTTTAGTAATAAAATTAGAGATAATAAGACAAAGCATTGGGATGAAGAAATTCCTAAAGATGATTATTTTAAAGAGTTGTTTAGGGTTAGCAAGAACCAAATAATATGGGGTGGTAATTATTTTCCAATATTATGGGTTAGTGGATGTAAATCATTTATTTTTTGGGACAAAGACCCAAGTGTTGAAACTTATTCAGATGGTGAGTTAGCATGGAGCAGTTTTGATGTACCAGCTAAAAGATTTTATTGGGCTTGGAATGGCTTGGCTGATGGTGTAAGAGGTAGAAATAAACAACAAAAAACAATACACCCCACTCAGAAACCAGTACAACTTTATAAGTGGCTTCTAAAAAACTACGCAAAACAAGGCGATAAGATACTTGACACGCATTTAGGTTCAGGCTCAATAGCGATAGCCTGTCACGATTTAGGTTTTGATTTAACTGCTTGTGAATTAGATACTGATTATTTTAATGCTGCAATGAAACGATTAAACGAACATAAACAACAATTAAGACTATTATGAACTACGAATACGAATACATTGTGTTGAAAGCACAACACACAAAACTAAAGAACAGAAGCAGTGCAAAAATATCTGCTTTAGAGAATGAAATTAAAAGGTTGAGAAATCAAATAGCAAAACCATTCAAGCCAAAGATGAGCAATGCAACTATGCAAGAAGTGTTAGATGCCGTATGTCACGCAACTGGTATACTGCCTGATGAGATTATCTCCAAGTGTAGGAAGATTGAATATGTCAGAGCAAGGCATTTATTCTGCTACGTTTGTGCAAGACACTTGAGATTACCACTAACCAAGATAGGGTTGTTCATTGAACGTGACCATTCATCGGTAATCCACGCACGTCAGCAGTACCAAGATTTTTTAGATATGGGGTATCAGCCAGAAGTTTCATACTATAACCACACCATTGAGTCACTACATCTTAACCTTGTGTAAAGGAGTATTGCGAAGTGATATCATTTTGGACGATGAGAAGCAAGTCATCTACTATTCAAAGAAATATATTAAAGATGGATGGCAAGTGTACTCAATCGATTACAAACCAAAAGTACATATAACCTATGAACAACTTGTTAATAACTAACAGAATAAAGCAAAGAGATTTGTTATATCAAAAAGGCGGATATCATAAAGGAACTATCCCAAGCCAAGTGGTTACAAGATTTTACGGTTAAGATTGGAAAGGACTTGGCATCAGATTTATATCAAGAGTTATTTTTAATACTTTGTGAAAAGGATGACAAGTGGATTGAGGATAAGTATACCAGTGGATATTGGGAAGGCATCGTTATACGCATCTGTTTAAACCAATTCTATGGTAAGCGTACGAACTTTGATAAACTGTATAAGCAGCCTATCGGGATGTATGATACGGACGAGATACAGATAGAGAGTGAACAAGAAACCAATTACAAAGAGTACTTCTATAAATCACTTGAAGCAATACTTAAAAACACTGAATGGTATGAGGCGAGGATTTTTGAACTTTACTCTAATGGGGATAACGATAAAGGGATAAAACCTCGCAGTGCCAGAAGCATTAGCAGAATAACTGGTATCTCAAGACAAGAGATATTGAGAGTAATCAAAGAAATTAAAAACAAAGCAAATGAACACTTTAATACAAATTATCGGCATCTCGTCATTGGCACTGATATTCGTCCGTGAATGGGGATACAAGTTCATCAAACCTTTTTCGTGTGAACTATGTCTATCATTTTGGATGGGCTTAATATGGTGGCACTCATTAGAGGGTATACTATATGCAGGGGCATCAGCAATAGCAGCAACAATTTTAAATCGTTATATATGACAAAAGAAGAAATTATGTACATCCTTGAGGTTATTAAACCATACTTCGAGAGATTCAAAAAGGAGCAGGTGTTAAGAATGACTCCTCAAGACAACGTTACATTCCGTGAAATCTATCAAAAAGAGATGGGTAAGCCATTACCTACTTGCTCAACTTGTGTAGTAGATGGTATGTTATCAATGATTATCAGAGCAGAACAACAAGTTAAAGAGTTAGCAACGATAGCTGACGATGAGCAACCAGTTGCAAAACCAAAACGTAAACGCAAGAGTGAATAGTTTCAACGGCAAATGGGATGACCAAACCTGCTTTAATTGGGAGATGTCACACGGCATCAACCTGGAGTCAGTTCAGTTTGAGAATATGTATAAGAACACTGCCGACACTATAAATCGTTTAATCTCATTTGAGACCGTTTCAGATTTAGGTGGTGGTGTGGGTGCTTATTCAAGAGCATTGAAAAGACTTGGCAAAACGGTTAACTACTATGATGCCAATGCACATCATTTATACTATGCTCAAGGTTACAACGTTGCACATAAATATACACTTGGCGACTTCTCAACTAAACCCATAGAAGCAGACCTTGTTGTTTGTATTGAAGTGATGGAACATATGACCGATGACTCTATCAAAAGAACACTTGACAACTGCAAATGCAACTACTTCCACTTCAGCTCAACACCTCACACTAATAAAATGGATGAAGATTGGGGACACATAAATATCAAGCAAGAGAATGAGTGGATAGAGTTATTCAAGCAACACGGCTTTAACTTAAAGAGCAAAGTATCTGTACCAACCCAATGGTCACTACTCTATGAAAAAGCACGTTAAGAAATATCTTGATTATTTCGGTTACGATGAAACATCCTGGATTGCGTGTGAGTGGTGTGGTAAAACTTCTGTTGATATACATCACCTAACTGCACGTTCACGAGGTGGTAAAGATGTAATTGAAAACCTTGCAGCATTATGTAGAGATTGTCACCACGAGGTACACTTTGGTACTAAAATTAAGAACGAAGAGTTAAGAGAAAAACATTTATCAAACCTGTGAGAAATCTGTGAATATCTATGGCAAACGAAGAGAACTTAAAACCATTTAAAAAAGGTGAAGATGAGAGAAGATGGATGGAGGGCAGACCTAAAAAGTTCACCACTCTAATGAAGGAGGAAGGCTACAAGTTGAGTGAGGTCAATGATAGTATTCAGGCAATTATGGCTATGGATGAGAAGACAATTAAAGACGTTCTCAAAAACGAGGAAGCAACGATGCTTGAAAAGACAGTTGCAAGGGCTATAATTAAATCATACGAGAAAGGCTCACTATATTCAATGGACACTTTGTTGAGTCGTGTATTCGGTAAGCCAAAGGAGACGGTAGATGCAACGGTTGAGGCAAAGGTGGTGAACGTAACTTTGAACTTGGATTAGTAAGGATATAGATTGACATTTAAAAGGAAATAGTAAGGGTATAATATGACAGACATAACAATGTGTGAGGGTAAAGGATGCCCAATAAAGAATCACTGCTATCGACATATAGCAAAGCCGTCTGAATTTAGACAAGCGTATTTTGAAGAAAGCCCTTTTGATGGTGAGAGATGTGAAATGTTTTGGGGTGATAATGCTCAACAGATATGGGACAAACTAAAAGAAATACTTAAGGTAAAAAATGAAAACTTGTAAGGGCTGCAATATAACTAAACCAACGAGTGAATACTACAAGCACAACTCAAACAACGATGGGCTAAACGGTAAGTGTAAGGACTGTATCAAGGCATATAGCAAACAAGTATACGACAACGCAATGAATGACCCATTTCTGCGAAGGCAGATGGCAGATAAAATAAGAAACTATAACAAACGAGTAAAACAAAAACGATGGAAGAAACAATCTATTTAGGTAATGGTTGGCAAGACGATTACGGAGTAAACATCTCAATTAATCTTGAGAAATTAGAACAAGCCATTAGAAGTGGCAGATTAGAAAAGAACTCTTACGGTGACATTCGCTTAAGGGTGGGCAAACTGAAAAGCCAAAACGAAAAGAGCAAGGCTACTCATTGGGTGGCAGTGCCTAAACCAAAAAATGACTTACCCTTCTAATGAAGATTCTCTCTCTCTTTGACGGTATGAACGGAGTGTCCTTCCATAGGTTGTACACTCCACTCGCCCGACTTCAAGTTGACTATGGCATTCAAGTTGACGTATCTCAAAAAGCAAAGGAATGGGCTGACCTTGAATTTGAGAAATATGATGTGGTTGTCTTCAATCGTTGGTTAGGTGGTTTACAATACAACATACTTCCTATCCTGGCTAAAAAGAAGATTCCCTTTGTGGTTGACGTGGATGACTATTGGGTTGTCCCAAAGTACAATCCTGCACACAAGTTCTATCGTGCATATATCAAGAATGCAGTCAAGGACGCAATGTATTATGCCGATGCCGTTATGACAACTACACCACAACTTGCAGGTCAAGTCAAAGAGTATAACGAGAACGTTCACATCATTCCCAATGCTTTAGACCTTAACCAAAGTCAATGGAAAGCAGAGAAGGAGCATCCATTCACATTAGGGTGGGTAGGTGGTTTATCTCACGTTGAAGATTTAAAACTATTGAGTGAACAGATAGCACCAATTTGCGAGAAGTACAATGCGAGATTTCTGATGTGTGGTTATCACAACGGAGCAGAAGAGTGGGTTGCAATGGAGAAGGCAATAACCGGCACTACTCCGGATAAACGTCCTGATTGGTTTGATGTAAGACAAGGCACACGAGCTGATAGATATGGGGAGTATTATTCCGAAATTGACATAGCACTTGCACCACTAACACGAACTAACTTCAACCGACACAAGAGTGAACTAAAAATCGTTGAGGCAGCTGCATACAAGTTACCGATATTTGTATCCAACGTTGAACCTTACACGAATCACAGAAATAATTTAGGGTGCTTCTTTGTCAATAATAATGATTGGTCAGAGATAGGCAAACTGATTGAAAGTGGTAAGTCAAAGCAGATAGGTGAGATTAACTACAACTATTGCAAAGAACACCACGATATAAAACAGATAAACGAAAAAAGATTAGAAGTACTTGAGAGTGTATGCAAATAACAAACGAGGACAATATGAAATTAATGGGTCGTTATGAGGATAATCATTTTGACCTTGCTATTGTAGACCCACCGTATGGGATTAATTTACAAATGCAAAAATTCACAAAACCAAGCCGACCAAACTCATATAATAGAGAACCGAAGCACAAAGGTTTTAATGATAAATCAAGACCTTCAAAAGAATACTTTCAAGAATTATTTAGAGTATCAAAAAATCAAATCATTTGGGGGGCTAACTATTTTTGTGATTTACTTCCGATTAGTGGTGGATGGATTTTTTGGAATAAAATGAACGGAGAAGGTTCTCATTTTGCTGATGGAGAACTGGCTTACACATCATTCACAAAGGCATTAAAAATGGTTTCTGTTAGTACCTTTCATAATACAAGAGGGGGAAAAGACCGAATCCACCCAACACAAAAGCCTGTAAAACTTTACAAATGGCTTCTCAAGAATTATGCAAAGGAAGGTGATAAAATATTAGATACTCACTTGGGTAGCGGAAGCATAGCGATAGCGTGTCACGATTTAGGATTTGACCTTACGGCTTGTGAACTTGACACGGATTATTTTAACGCTGCAATGAAACGATTAACAGACCATCAAAAGCAACTAACACTTTTGTAATGCAAATAAACTACAAGCGACCATATTTGACTTCATATCAAAAAGCCATTTTGGATAGCCCTGCACGTTACACGATAACGGCAGCGAGTACAAAGACTGGTAAAACGGCAAGTCACATTATTTGGTTGTTTGAGCAGAGTTTAAAACTAAAAGAGAATCAATCCGTGTGGTGGGTTGCACCAGTATACCAACAAGCAGAGATAGCATTCAGACGAATGAAATCACAAGTGAGTGAGAAGGGCTTCTTTCAATCCAATGAAAGCAAATTAGTGTTAACCACTCCTATGGGTTCACGAATAGAGTTTAAGAGTGCAGAGAAGCCTGACAACCTTTATGGTGAGGATGTATACGCTGCCGTCTTTGATGAGGCATCACGTTCACGAGAGGATAGTTGGTTTGCTCTACGTTCAACATTAACTGCAACCCAAGCAAAGTGTAAATTAATCGGAAACGTCAAGGGTAAGAAGAATTGGTTTTATAAGTTAGGGGAACGAGCCAAGAGTGGTGAGGCTAATTTTGAGTACTTTAAGATCACTGCTTATGACGCTGCTAAAGAAGGCATCATTGAACTTGATGAGATTGAACAAGCAAAGAGGGATTTGCCTGATTATGTGTTTAAAGAACTCTACCTTGCAGAACCAGCCGATGACAATAGCAACCCTTTTGGACATACCAACATTGACAACTGCATAACTCCAATGAGTGGTGTACCTATATGCTATGGCATAGACCTTGCCAAGTACACTGACTGGACTGTTATCATAGGTCTTAACCAAGAGGGAAGCGTGGCATACTTTGAACGCTTCCAAAAAGATTGGAGTCAGACTATGTCCCATATTGTTAAAATAATTGGGACGACACCTGCCTTCATCGATAGCACTGGCGTTGGAGACCCTATCGTTGAGCAACTACAAAGAGAGCATCCACGAGTTAAGGGTTTTAAGTTCACGTCACAATCTAAACAACAATTGATTGAGGGGTTAGTGATGGCAGTGCAAGGTAATAACATAGGGTTTCCTGATGGGGCTATTGCCGATGAGATGCGTAACTTTGAATTTGAATACTCACGAACTGGAGTGAGATACACTGCACCACAAGGACTGCACGACGATTGTGTAATGTCGTTGGCATTGGCTTGGGATTGCAAACAACATAACAAACCAGGTTTATTTTACTATGCATAAATATACAATAGAATTTAATATAAATTTGTACCAATGAGTTGGAAAGATATAACCATCAGAAAAGTTCAAGCCATCCAAGAGATTGACGATACCTTTAACCCTATTGAACGAATAGCGTATACGATTGCCATTATTGAAGGGATACCTTATGAAGAAGTAGGGCAATGGACAATGGAGAAGTTAAAAGCATACGACTTGAGTTGGCTATCTGAAATACCAAAGTCAAAGTTTGCATTCTCATTCAGATTCAAAAAGAGGTACTTCAGGTTAATCACCAATGCAAAGGAGATAAAAGCACATCACTTCATAGAGTTGCAAGAGGTCACTAAAGGGGATATAATAGAGAACCTTCACAAGATAATTGCGATACTTTGTTATCGGGTTAACTTTTGGGGTAAGCGTATTGAAGATGACTATCAGTGGAAGGAAGAGAACTTCCTTGACTTGCCAGTTACGGACGTACACAATTACGCTCTTTTTTTTTCGGCAGTTTATCCCAAGTTGTTGGACGCTACCCTCGATTATTTGACGGAGGTGAGGAAGGAAGTGGAGACTCATTTGGATGGCTCTCTCTCATCGACAGACTCGCAGGTGGCAAAAGAACAGAGTGGGACTTAATCTTGGAGATGCCCTTAGTGGAGTTCTTCAACACCATTGCTTTTCACACTACGATTACCAAACAACGAAACAAGAGATTAGACAAGGCTGCTCAAAAAGGTTTTGAAAGTTATGTGTGTGCTTGTTTAAATGAGTTACTCTGATTTGGGACACTTTCTCCTATATGCTATTTATAGTTAAATGGCAGCACTAACAGTAGCACATTCACCAAGTGGGGAATATCAACCAGCATACAACGACAACATCTATGTCGTTACCGATGCGAGTGGTTATGCAACTACAAATTCCAATTACCGATTTATAGCAGATGTAAAGAGCAGTGGAGGTACATTGCTTACACGATTGAAATTTCCCATACATTATGGCTCATCCACAAACGGAGTGGTTAATATCTCACGAGTACTTGAAGACTATGTCACTCACGATTGGTTATTTGAAGATGCAGCTGCAAGTGGATGTACCAATTCTTTCTACCAATACAAGGTAGACTTCGGTTATGAGTATAGCACTGGAGCAACGTCTCCGATATTGCAAACAACTGGAGTGACTTCTGCAAGTGGATACGTTTGGAACGGATACCTTAACCCGATTGATTGGTTGAGTTATGCAGAGGACAACTTCTTGATGGAGAGTGGTAGCACTGCTCAATTTCTAACAAACAATAATGCAAAGCGTATACACATTGACCAAAAAGATTGGCTCTACCTTTTACACGACGGTACTGTCGACCATCTATCTGTTAGTTTTTCTG